TGCTGGCGCAGTGGCGGTTCCCGCTGAATCGAGCCAACCGCTCGGCCGGGCAGAAATCCTCAATCAATTCAACGCGGAAAAGAATCCGACCCGTCGGTCGGAACTGCTCCGCAAACTCGGACTGTAAGCCAGTCCACAGGAGAACACTACAATGGCCAACACAATCGGAACAACGAATGCGAACGTAATCGCACAGAGGGCTCTTGAGATCCTCGTGGCGGATTATTCGTTCCTTCGCGCATCAGTAACGGACTTCAGCTCTGAAGCCGCTAAATACAACGCCTCAGTCTTTACCCACCGTATCTCTGCGACGACCGCTCAGGACTACTCGCAGGCAAACGGCTATGTAGCGACTGCGACAACCCAGACGGACGTGCAGATCACTCTTAACAAGTTCAAGCACGTTTCCTACTCCGTGGACGATCAAGAGCGCACCAGCTCCAACATCAACCTGATCGAGCGTTTCGCCGGCGCAGCCGCGCACGCGCTCGGATTGCAGATGGTTGGAGATTTGCTCGCTCTCGTGACTTCCTCCACCTTCACCAGCGCATTGACGGTTGCTTCCAGCGCCTTCTCCTACCGCTCGGTAGTGTCGGCCGGAATCACCCTCAACAACAGCAACGTGCCGGTCAACGGCCGGTACGCTGTTCTTAATCCCAGCTTCTACGGCGCACTCTTGAATGATACGACCGTCGTGGCCAATCCTCAGATCACCGGCGACCTCGTTCGCACGGCTGGGATCGGCAACGTTGCTGGATTTAATATCAACCAGTACAGCGCAGTCCCCGGAAACAGCATTACTCTGGGCGGATTCTTCGCCCAACAGGAAGCATTGTTGATCGCGGCCCGCGTTCCTGAAGTTCCTACTGGCGTCCCGATTCCAGGAGACATCAGTGTGGTAACGGAACCCCGCACCGGCCTGTCCGTCCAAGTTCGTGAGAACTACGACGTGGTCAAGGGCATGCTCCAACGCACCTACGCCTTAATCTACGGCGTGAAAGCCGGAGAGCCTGCGAGCTTGGTTCGTATCAACGGTAGCTAATTCACTCGGGGAGGGCGGTGGGCTGAAAGGCTCACCGCCCTTTCCACTTTAAGAAATCCTCTCATGTCTGAATTTACAGAGTGCCTAAAGGAAAGTCTGGCCGTTCTATACGATCAAACTGGCACGGCCGCCACTATCGGTTTCACTAGCGTTACTGGCATCCTTTCGACAATCACCCGCAAAGAAAGCGTGGAGCTGGGCGGGTTTGATCTGGATCTTAACTCCACCTTTACCATCGACGTGGCGAACCTAGCCACCGCCCCGACGATTGGATCTATTCTGCTGGCCAACTCAGTCAGCTATCGGGTGGCGTCGATTGATACTTCTATTGGTAGTTACGTGCTTGGGTTGCGAGAGGTTTAAACGTGACCACCCGAAATCCTAAAATTTCAATTTACATGATTGCTGGGCACGAGGCCCAATTTATCGACCGTTGCCTTACCGCCTTTAAGCCATTTTGCGACGAGTTGGTAGTCTGCATTGCCCAGGGCGGCCGACCTGACGATGGCACACGGGCGATCGCCGAAAAGTCAGGGGCTAAGATCGTCGAATATAAGAACGCACCCGCAGGGGCGAGCTGGCCGCACGTCGATAACTTTGCCGCCGCCCGCAACACCGCACTGGATGCCTGCACTGGCGACTATGCGGTATGGGTCGATTGCGATGACTTGCCGCATAAAGACCTCAAAAACGCTCTTAAAAGGGGTGTGGAAGCGTTTGAGCAGAATCCCAAGCTCGGCATCTATGCAGGCGTGTACGCGGTTTTAAACGCCAAGCTCGCCCCTGTAAGGGAACGGATGGTGAGGCGTATAGATGGCGCATGGTCTGGAAAGTGGCACTACGCCGTCCATGAGGCGCTGTTGCCTAATGCTGGGCTGGAATCTGTGGGCGAGCAGGCGGTATGGGTAGAGCATCACCCCGGTGGCTATAAGCCAAACAGCGCCGATCGCAATCTCCGCATCTTGCAAGGCCAGTTAAGCGAGGCGGGCAAGTATGCGTACTACTACCAGCAGGAACTTTTCCTAGGCAATCGCAGGACGGAATCTGAGCCGTGGTCACACGTTGCGGCCGTCTGGCCGGGGCAAGAGGCAACGCTGGCTTACGAGGCCGCCTGTAATCAGGCTACGGCCACGCAAGATCGCACGGTCAGGATCGGCTTGTACCAAAAGGCCCATCAAATGAACCCTGGGCGCAGGGAAGCGATTTACTATTTAGCCAGGGAAGAGGCCAGCGTGGGTGCGTGGTTGCAGGCTTATCACTTGCTAAAATCGGCCATGGTTCAGCCCGATCCGGGCGTGAAGATCTGGAACGCCCAGCGCACCGTCTACGACTTTGAGTGCATCGATCTATACCTTGCGGCCTGTAAAGCCGTGGGCGATACCACAGAGGCGGAGAAGATCGAGAACATGTGGCGGGCGCAAAAGCCTGTTAAGATTACTGTCTGCCACGCCACGCGAGGCCGCCCCCAAGAGGCGATTAACGCCCGCATCTTGTGGATGAAAAAGGCGGCAGATCCAGCGTCAGTCGAGTGGATCTACTCAGTCGACGATGACGACCCTAAAGCCGACATGCTTAAAAATTGGGGAATCGTTAAAGGCAAGGGCGGGTGTATTGCCGCTTGGAACAGGGCGGCCGAAGTAGCCCGTGGAGAGATTATCATTCAAGGCTCCGACGATTGGGATCCTCCGCTGCATTGGGATACAATCATCACGCAACGGCTTGGCGATTTGAGCAAGCCATCAATCCTTGCCGTATCCGACGGCCATCGCAAAGACGATCTGCTTTGCATCGCAATTCTAACAAAGGCCAGACTAAAACAGCAGGGCACGTTATTTGCGCCAGAATACGACGCATGCTCGGGCATTTTCAGTGATAACGAGTACAGCCTACGTGGGGCAAAGGATAACGTAATCATCGATGCCAAGGACATCGTATTCACTCACAATAATCCGCTCTTTACGGGCGCAACGCAGGATGCGGAATTTAAACGCCACAACGCCAAAGAAAACTACGAGCTTGGCGAGAAGATATTTAAGGAACGTAACCCGTGATTCACACCCACAATGCACTGCGCCTAGGCGATAACCTGGTGCAGTTAAACTTTCTGCGTCGGCTATGCCTGCAAAATCCAGATATTGAGATCACGCACTATCACAATCCAGAGCTGTGCAAGTTTGAGGAGATTGATGCCTTGCGCAGCGATATGTCTTTACGGCTACACATTCGACCAATCAGCGAAGCGCCAGCCGATAGTATTGATTCTTGGCGTAATGCAGGTGGGTATTGGGAGCGTCACCCCGATAAATTAAACTTCGCCAAATTCCATCTTTGCTGGTTTGAGGAACTGGCCAGCAGGATGTGCGTAAAGAATCCAATTCGGAAAGTCGACGACCTTCTGTTTGACTATTCGGCTTTAGATTCTTTTATTCCGATGGTGCCAGACTGCGACGTCGTTGTGATAAATTCGCCAGGACTTTCTGGTCAATTTACAAACTTTAACCATGACGATTTCCGCAGCCTAGTATCTAAGCTAGTTAGCAAGGGCCATCGGTTAATCAGCACAGTCGATACTGGATTATGCCCGGCATTTGATAACAAGAACGTGACTTGGATCGGGGCCACTGCCGCCAAGGCAAAAGCCGTAATCGGAACATCCACCGGACCGAGCTGGCCGTGCCTAAACGTTCACAACAAAAATGCCTTCCATTTGCTGTGTGCAGATACCGAGACAGTCATATTTACCCAACGCGGGCAGATGGCTAGGAGCGCATTTCACGCCCTGCATATTCTTGAAGAGGAAGGGTTGCTGTGAAGAAGGAGCTGACTCAAGCGATGGATTTATTAGCGGCTGATCCGGCCGTCAGGTTTATAGGCTACGGGGTAAAGATAGGTGGCCGGGCAGCAGGCACGCTTAATAATGTTGCGGATGCACAACTGATTGAAACGCCTGTCGCTGAAAATCTGATGGTAGGACTAGCCACGGGCCTGAGTTTAGCCGGGCTGAAGCCCGTCGTCTTTATTGAGCGGATGGATTTTATTCTCAACGCACTGGACGCCATTGTGAATCACCTGGGCGCAGCCCAGCGCATTAGCTGCAATCAATTTAAGCCGGCCGCCATCTTGCGGGTAGTTATAGGAAACAAAAATAAACCGCTCTACACGGGACCAACCCATACGCAGGACTTCACCGAAGCTCTTAGGAAAATGATCGATTTTCCAATCATAGAATTAAAGAAGGAAAGCGTAGTGAGCGAGTATCAAAGCGCACTGGATAGATTAAGCGTCGGAACTTCCACCATGCTGGTCGAGCGAAAGGATGAGTGGTGAAGCAGAACAAGTACAGCGACCTTAAGATCTTTTCGTTTCCGGATAAGATCGCCAGCTTTCGCGACGATATTATCACCGCACCCATCTATGTGCGGATTAAGCCGACGAATATCTGTAATCACGCCTGCCGTTTCTGCGTCTATTCAGACGGAACAACTCGCCCCAAGGATCGACCTGACTTGCACCTACAGGCTGGCATGCACACTAGCATGAACGAGCGGGACGTGATGCCACGAGATAAGGCACTAGAACTAATAGAGGATCTTTCAAGTATTGGAACAAAAGCCGTCACCTTCAGCGGTGGCGGAGAGCCTTTGCTGCATAAAGACATTGTTGAGATTATGACTAAGACAGTTTCGTCTGGGTTGGATCTATCCATTATTACCAACGGCCAACTGCTTGCAGGGGAAAGGGCGGAAGTATTGGGCAAGGCAAAATGGGTGAGGATTTCAATGGACTACACAAGCGCAGAACAGATGGCGGCTAGCCGCAACGTACCCGACAGATCATTCGATTCCGTGATGCAAAACATAAAAAACTTTTCAAATACCAAAACGGAAAGCTGTGATCTTGGAATTAACTTTATTATTACCCGCTATAATTACGAGGGCTTAGTTCCATTTGCCAAGCAGCTCAAAGATGCAGGCGTAAGTAACGTCCGCTTCTCGCCCGTCTACGTGCAGAACTTCAAAGAATATCACAACACGATCGCGACCAGGGTGCGGGAGCAACTGGCCGAGTGCCAATCATTTTGTGACAGCGATTTTACAATCAACACAACCTACGATCTGGATAGTCCAAGCAAGTCCTCCGTTCGGCCGTTCCATCGTTGTCTTTACGCTCAGGCCGTTTGCGTGGTAGGCGCGGATCTCAATATCTACGCATGCCACAATACCGCATACAGCAATCACGGCCGGATCGCCTCCATGAAGGATCAATCATTTAGCCAGGCATGGTTCGGAGAAGAGGCGAGAGCATGGCATAAAAACTTTAACCCTGGGGTCAGTTGCCTTCACGAATGCGCAAATCACGCCAAGGTGGCGCTGTTTGAAAAGCTGGCCACCGATAGTCACGACGCCTTTGTATGAACAAGCAGGATCTGATTGATTTTGAACTGCGCATTAAGGCGCTATTTGAGCAGGGCAAGCTGCCATATCTGATTCACCTATGCGGGGGGAATGAGGATCAGCTCATCGAGATATTCAAAGACATCAAGTCAGGCGATTGGATCTTCTCAAGCCACAGATCCCATTATCACTATCTGCTCGCCGGCGGAAATCCTGACGTGCTCGAGCAGATGATTAGAGAGGGCCGCTCTATGTTTGTCTTTGACCGTAAGCTCAATTTCTATACGTCAAGCGTGTTGGCTGGCACTTGCGGGATAGCGGCCGGAGTGGCGCACACATTAAAAGAGCAGGGAAGCTCGGCAAAGGTGTGGTGCTTCTTGGGCGATGGAGCTGAGGACGAGGGCCATTTTTATGAGGCCGTAAACTATGTGGCTGGGGCAGATCTACCCTGCACCTTTATTGTCGAGGATAACGATCGATCCGTGGATACGCCAAAGGCAGCCAGGGGAAAGGCCACGATGACTTGGCCTGATTGCGTCAAGCGATACCACTACACCCCAACCTTTCCGCATGGTGGCGCTGGATGTAAAACCATGGTCACATTTGATTCGTCCATTCGCCCGATCTGGTGACAAGAGGAGTTTAGAATATGCCCGCCGTCACCATGCTCGATCGTCTAATTGAAGCTGC